AGCAAGAGCAGCACGCCGATCAAAAAGAACCAAACGTATCGATCCTAGTTCGTTGCTAACTAAAATCTTAAATAAGGCGCGGCGACCAGCAAAGCCTAAAAAGAAATAGTTAAAAATCTGCTATAATAGATCTTTTATCTGCAGCAGGATTATTTTTTACTTCAATTATACAGTTAATACAATAGCTACGTAAATTATTCGATGACACATTGTATAAATTACTGTCTCGATAGTGTATTTTTATTTGTTCTGGAGTTTTGCTAATAAAATTGCACCTGTCGCATGTTGTTTTTTTGAGATATCCGCTTTTTTTCAATAGATGTTTTTTCTGATCTTGTGCTTGCTTTTTTTCTTTTGTACAATAATAGCATATCTTCCTATAATAGGTTTTGCCGTTGCGTACATAATTTACAGTAACAGGATTCTTATTGCATACTTTACAGTTGTTTAATGTCATATTACTATTTAAAGGTTTTAAAGGTTCAGTTAAAAACCGCTATTTTAAGATTAAATAGCTAAATATAGTTATATTTAAAAAGGATCTAACACAATGGCATTAGTATCTCCAGGAGTAGACGTAAGTATTACAGACGAAAGTCAATACGCTCCAAACTCAGTATCTACTGTTCCGCTTGTAATTGTTGCAAGCGCAGAAAACAAACTTACCCCCCAAGGTACAGTTGCAACAGGAACGCTTGCTGCAAACGCAGGCGACCTTTATGTACTAACAAGTCAACGAGATGTAGTAAATTTCTTTGGCACACCAACATTTTATACCGACACAAGCGGAACACCTATTCATGGTTATGAACTAAATGAGTATGGTTTACAAACTGCATACAGTTTGCTTGGCACAACTAGCCGAGCATATGTACTAAGAGCAGATATTGACCTTGGCGAGTTAATTGGTAAAAATACTAGACCAACATCTGCACCGGCAGATATGACATATTGGTTAGAAACACACACAACACGTTTTGGTATCTTTAAATGGGATAGCACAGATCAAGAATTTGACCTTGTTGCTCCAATTGTGATTACAAAAACTACAGATTTAACCGGCGGCGTTCCGCTGGCAAGTATTGGTACTGTAGGAAGTTATGCTGTAGTTGGGACAAATGTTGCATTGCCAACATATTACAAAAACACAGACAACAATTGGGTACTAGTAGGAAGTACAGTTTGGATGAATAGTATTCCTTCAGTAACAAGCGGTACTACAAACCCTACTCTAACTGCTTCAGAATCAATTGAGATCAATGGTACTGTTGTAACATTAACTGGTGCAACAGTAACAACACTTGCAACAGACATTACCAATGCAAGTATTTCTGGTATTACTGCAAGTGCATCTTCGGGCAAGTTACAAATTTTTATTGATGATACTGCAGCAAGCGATGGTAGTACAACCGATGGTGCAATGATTATTGCAAACGACACCGGAACACCACTAGCCGACTTAGAAATTACAGCTGGAACATACTACCGTCCAGCAGTAGCACAAGCATCACACACTAATATTCCGCAGTGGAAATCAGGCGACTCTGCTCCAAGACCAAGCCAGAGTGTTTGGGTTAAAACAACAGCCGTTAATAACGGTGCAAGTTTTGCAGTAAAGCGTTACAACACACTAACCAATGCTTGGGAATTAGTTAGTGCACCACTATACGAAAATGACCAAAGTGCAAATGCCGTATACGATCCTCTAAGAGGTGGAAGTAGTATACCAGTTGGATCAGTGTATGTTCAGTACGATGTAAGTGCTAATGATACAGTAACATACAAAGTCTTTGATAGAGACAAAACAGGCAATACTACAGTTACTGGTTCAAGCACTAGTCCAACATTAGTACTTGGCGAAAGCTTTAGTATTAGTGCTAGTGTTCCAAAATCTACAACAATGCCTGCAGCTACTACTATTACATTAACTGGTACTACTGCAGCCAGCATGGTAGAAGATATTCTTGCTGCTGGTTTAGCTAATGTTAGTGCTTCGGTATTATCAACAGGTGAAGTTACAATTTCTCATACTGGAGGCGGCGTTCTCGAGATAGCAGAAGTAAGTGGTACTCCTCTTGCAGATGCCGGAATTACAAGTAGCAGCACTTATGCTAGAGCTGGTTCAAACAATAATATTATTGTTAGTAACTGGGGTGTTACAGAAATAACAGTTAGTAACAACGCTCCTGGTGTTGACCCATTGGATACACAAAAATGGTATTGGGGATCAACTGGCGAAGTAGACATTATGGTTCACGACGGAACTAACTGGAAAGGTTACCAAAACGTAACCAATGATGCAAGAGGATTTAACCTAAGCAACACCGATCCTAATGGACCAATCTTTAGTGCAACAGCACCAACACAGCAAAGTGACAAAACAGCATTGGTGTATGGTGACCTTTGGATCGATACAACTGACTTAGAAAATTACCCAAGCATTTATAGATGGCAGGCAATTTCGTCTGTTGATCAATGGGTAGCAATTAATACATCAGACCAGATATCCGAAGATGGTGTTCTTTTTGCTGATGCAAGATTTATGGGGGATAGTACTACAGATGTAAACACTGGTACAATACCTACTATAAAATCATTATTAACTAATGATTACTTAGATCTCGATGCACCAGATGGAGATTTGTATCCAAGAGGAATGTTGTTAATTAATACAAGACGAAGTAGCTTTAACGTTAAAGAGTACCGTGTTGATTACTTTAATGCTGTTGACTACGCTGGTAAAACATTGCCAACTGAAAAAAATACTTGGGTATCAGTTAGTGGATCAAGAGAAAATGGTCATGCATTTTTTGGACGTAAAGCACAACGTAATGTTGTTGCTGCGGCTATGAAGGCAGCAATTGACGGCAATACATCTATACGTGAAGAGCAACGTCAGTTTAACTTAATTGCAGCACCTGGTTACCCTGAGCTGATACAAAATATGGTTCAACTAAACAACGACAGAAAACAAACTGCATTTGTAGTTGGCGATAGCCCTATGCGTGTCGCAAGTGAAGGTACTGCCTTAACAAATTGGTTAACAAATGCAGATCTTTCTGGTGTCGATGGCGAAGAAGCATTAGTAACATCAGATCCTTATGTAGGTGTTTGGTATCCTTCAGTATTAGGCTCTGATTTAAGTGGAAATAGTGTTGCTATGCCAAGTAGTTACGCTGTTATGCGTATGATGATCCGTAGCGACCAAGTTAGCTATCCATGGTTTGCGCCAGCTGGAACACGCCGTGGCACAGTGGATAATGCAACAAGATTAGGTTACTTAGGTAGCGCAGGAGAATTTGTATCAATTGGTGTACGTGAAGGAGTTAGGGATACACTCTACGAAAATCGTGTTAATCCATTAGTACAAACTCCACAAACTGGTATCGTTGCTTTTGGGCAAAAAACTAGAGCCACCGTGCCTAGTGCAATTGACAGAGTTAATGTTGCTAGACTTACTGCATTTATAAGACTACAACTTGATCTAATAGTACGTCCGTTCTTGTTTGAGCCAAACGATAAAATTACAAGAGACGAAGTAAAAGGTGTTATTGATAGCTTCTTAAATGATCTAGTAGCAAAACGTGCACTATACGATTATTTGTCAGTTTGTGATGATTCAAACAATACACCAGCTCGTATTGATCGTAATGAGCTATATGTTGATGTTGCAATTGAGCCAGTCAAGGCAGTAGAATTTATATACATTCCAGTTAGAATTCAAAATACTGGAACTATTGCCGGCAACTAATAAAAGAAATAATAAAGTTAAAACCCCTTACGAGGGGTTTTTTCTTGTGTATATTAATAATATACACAAGAACAAGTCTAAAATTGTCTTAAGAAATAGATAAATACTATTATAAAAGTTTTAGGAGAAATTTAAATGGCAGTCGCAAGTTTAAATAGATTTACCGTTCCTGTTGCAAGCGATCAAAGCGCAAACGCTCAGGGGCTGTTGATGCCAAAGTTACAGTATCGTTTTAGAGTACTGTTTGAAAATTTTGGTGTAAGTAAACCAACCACTGAATTAACAAAACAAGTTATTGATATTTCAAGACCACAAGTTGATTTTGATGACATTACACTAGATGTGTATAACAGTAAAGTAAGACTAGCAGGACGCCACACTTGGCAAGACGTTACTGTTAATCTTCGTGACGATGCAGCCGGGAATGTTAGTAGACTTACCGGCGAACAACTACAAAGACAGTTTGACTTTTTTGAACAAGCTAGTGCAGCAAGCGGCATGGATTACAAGTTTAAAACCAAATTTGAAATTCTTGACGGCGGTAACGGCACATCAGAACCAGGTATTTTAGAAACGTGGGAACTTTATGGATGCTTTATTCAGAATGTTAACTACAACCAATTAGCATACAATACTAGTGAACCTGTAACTATTAGCATGACGTTGAGATTTGACAATGCTTTACAAAAGCCAGATGATAGTGGTGTAGGAGTTTCAGTGACTAGAACAGTAGGGGTTAACTCAACAGGTTAACGAAAACGTAAATGGCCGAACTCAATAGTCCAAGAAATCAAAGCTTTGCTCTTCGCGACTACCATCATGCAGCAAAGACCTTTACACAAGAACCCGGTTATACAAAAACACCGTATACCGGGTTCAATTTTCACGTCAGTCTTTCTTTTAACAACCTTCTTGGCAGGTTGCGAGGAATTGAAACCAAAGACATTAGTGTCTTAGTAAGATCGGCCGATCTGCCTGAAACTCAATTCGAAACTGAAACACTTAATCAATATAATAGAAAACGTATAATAAACAAACGTGTAGTTTATCAACCTATTAAATTGAAATTCCATGATGATATTGCCAACAACATTAGGAATATGTGGATTGCGTACAATCAACATTATAATGCTGATAGCAATTATTCAATTAATAGTACATGGAATATTGATGATGTTTATGCAAATTATAGTCAAAAAAGACGATACGGTCTAGATACTGGCAATAACTTACCTTTTATTAATAAAATTGAAATATTCAGTATGGGAAATAGCGAATACAGTAAAATGTTATTAGTAAATCCGGTAATCAATAGTGCACAATTTGATGATCATGAATATAGCGATGCAGCAAAAACAATGTCAATGACGTTAACAATCGAATATGAAAATGTAATTTACAGTGCAGGTACAACTGATCAAATATCAGATTTTGGAAAAAATAATCCAGAAAACTATGATCAGAACGAAAGTTTAC